TTTGATTACGTAGATAAAAACTACGAAGCAGATAAAGAGACAGACTAATGGATTTCTTTCAGGCAAGAGAAAAGTTTTTAACTGAAGGTAAAGTTTCTATTGCGAAACTTAGTGCTGGAATGACTGTGAATGTTATTCACTCTGGTCGTTCAGCTAAAAACTTTGGTGTGAAAGATGAAAACGTATATGGTGGAAAAGTAAAAGTATTAGGAATAGGTATTATACCATTCAAGAAATTAGCTAAGCCAAATATGGTTCTTGCAAAAGATTTAAATGAACTTAAAAAGAAATACGAAAAAGTATTTAAAAGTGAAGAAATCCAATATGGTCAGTTTTTCAACGCTAGGCACAGATTAAAAGCTGCCTTTTCTAAAATTTCGGAAGAAGATAGAAGAGTCAAACCAGGCTTTGGTGCTTATATATGGCAAATAATCGAAGGCGAGAATAAAGGTAAATACGATTATTGTTATATTGGTAATGATAATAATGACAATTGGGAAGTTAGATTTTTAAATAAATCAACACAATTTATTTTAGAAACATAATATACTCAAAGAAGTATATATAATATAGTATGGATAATTTTGATGTATTGACGCATAAGAATTTTAAATTATATGCGGCAAAAATGTATAATAATCCAGAGTGTTTAGATGTCAATGAGTTCAAACAAGACCTTAATAGATTTAAATACCTAAAGAGATTATTAAAGCGATATGAGTTAACTGGAGACCTCCAGGAAAGACTTATACTAAATCATATTATAGTATTATATAATGTGTTTGGTATTGAAGCTTGTAATAAGATGATGTGGTATAAGATCAATGAAGAACATTGGCACTATCTTAAACCATTTTTAGTTTATCTTAATTACTTACCTGAAGGTGAAAAAGTTTCAGTTACTATGGATCCATATATTATAGAAGTATTAAGAGAATTATAAATGGGATTATTAAGTAGAGCAGCAGATACCGCCTATGCACTTAGGTTTTTAAAATTATTTGTTACACCATTCGATAAAACTGAAGCATTCAAATTAGGCATCATAGATGAAAAGGGTAAGAACCTTATTAAAGTTCGTGACTTCGGAAGATCAGAACAAAGATCAGCTTATACTGTATTCCACAGATTAGTTTTTAATCTCAAAAAATTACTAGAAAAAATACCAGGCGGTAGATCAAGATTAGCTTCTTATGCAGCTGCTCTCTATCTTATAAAAGAAAAAGATCAGCTCAACGACGAAACAGTAGATTTAATTTTAAATAAAATAACAGATGATTTAGATTTAGATGAATCAAGGGATTACCTTACAGATTTTGAAGAACTAAATCCAGGAAGATATTTCTTAAAAGATACTTTAGCACATCCAAATACTGGCGAAGAAATATTTAAAGAAGGTGATATTATCGTAAATGAAAACATTCAAGTACCAGTTGGTAATCTTGCAGGTATAAATATATTTACGGCAATACACGAAAAGACTAAACAAAAAGTGTATTTTACACATACTAATATAGAAAGATAATGGCAACAAAATATACAAAATCATTTAACGAATATATAAAGCAATGGGAAGATGCTGCAGCTAACTCAGTCGCAGGTGGTGGAGTTGATATGGCTCCAAATGCCATGGGTAAAAAAGCTTTACTGAAAAGAAAGAAAAAAGTATATGATGGTCGAACTAAAGAGGGTAAGAAATTTGTAGAAAGAATCCTCGCAAGGAGACAAGCACGTGAAGCAGCTAAAAAAGTTACTTAATTGGTTTTTAAACTTATTTCGTAAAAGATACGAAGTAACTGTATCTTTCAATAAAGAATGGGGTGATGCAGATGATAGAACATACATCACCAAAAAAATTCTAGTTCAAAAAGAAAAGCATCTCAAATTCCGTACTGATGATAATGAAGTAGTGGAATATCGATCTGCTGCAGGACTAAACTATATTATTAAGGAATTATAATGCAACAATTATTAATAGGTATAATTTTAGTTCTTGGTCTAGGTGGTTATTGGTTATATAATGAGAACCAAACATTGACCGAGAATAATTTAAAACTCGAAGTTGCTGTGAAAGAACAGCAAGAAACCATTGCTCAGATTCAAGAGCAATACGAAAAGCAAGGCAAATCATTACTACAAATGACTAGAATGAATGCAGAGATTGAAGCTGAGAAAGCAGAATATCTTGCAATATTTGCCAGACATAATTTAGATAACTTAGCTTTAAGAAAGCCTGGTCTTATGGAAAATAGATTCAATGATGCCAGTGAAGCTGTGATGGAGGGATTAGAAGATGATACAAAAGCTCTTTACGATCTTAATACTACTAACGATTAGTGGTTGTTCCTTATTAGGAACTAAACAAATAGAAGTTGTATCAAAACCGGTACAAATAGATATTATGCAACCAGATTTACCAAGACCACTAGAATTGACAGCTCCTAAATGGTATGTTGTATCTGAAGCCAAGATAGCAAACCCTTGTAAAAAAGTTGGAGATGGTGGTGAAGTTAAAAGACCTAAGGTATGTGATTTAGAAGATAGAGAAAATCCAGATTGGCCTGAAGGCTACACATACTTAGATAGATTCCTTGATGATATAAAAGACAAAAATAATGGAGAGATTGTTTTTGTAGCCACATCAGTTGGTGATTATAAAGTCATGGCTGAAGATATGCAAGAACTAAAAAGATATATAAAACAATTAGGCGAGGTAGTAATCTATTATAGAAATGTTACTATGCCTGATGGAGAGAAAGGCCAAGGCGTCGGTATTGAGATTGTTGCACCAGAAGCAACTGAAGATGTGAGAGGCTAATGATTGGTCTAGTCATCAATATACTTAAGTTTGTTATTACAGCAATACTCAAAGTATACAAACCTAAATGGCTATTACGATTAGATGAATGGTGTGAAGATAGACTAGGTATTGACATCATTAAAGAAAATAAAAAGTTTCATGAGCTATATCCTATAGTAGCAAATAGAATAAAAAAGTTAGAAGATAATTCACACCCATGTAAAGAACTACATGAGTTTGATGCTTATCCAGACTTAATCAAAAGAATAGAAAAACTCGAAAAAAAATAGTTTACAAACGACGTAGTTTGTGTTATAATATATACTAATTATGAATGATAAAAGTATTATGTCAATTAATGTCACGAAGCGAGATGGTTCTCTACAACCATTTGATTTAGATAAAGTTCATAAAGTTTTAGAATGGGCAGTTGAAGATATTAGTGGTGTATCAATGTCTGAAATTGAATTGAAAGCGAATATACAATTATTCGATAAGATCAATGCATACGATATTCACGAACTATTAATCAAATCAGCTGCAGAACTCATATCTGAAACCACACCTAACTATCAATTCGTAGCAGCAAGACTGATCAGTTATAAACTAAGAAAAGAAGTCTATGGCGATTATCAACCTTGTTCGTTAAGAGAGCTGATAGAATTAAATATTGAAAGAGGTGTATATGATAAAGAGATACTTCAGAAATATACAACTGAAGAACTCATAGACTTAGATCAATATATCAAACATGAAAGAGACGATACTTTTACCTATGCAGGAATGGAGCAATTTCGTGGTAAGTATTTAGTTCAAGATAGAAGAACTAAGAAACATTATGAAACTCCACAAATGCTATACATGATGATCAGTGCAACCTTATTTGCTGATTACCATGATGATGTTAGAATGAAATATGTAAAGGAGTATTATGATGCGATTTCTCAATTTTATATTTCGTTACCTACGCCGATTATGGCAGGAGTTAGAACTCCTACACGACAATTTAGTTCGTGCGTCCTTATTGAATCCGATGATTCCCTGGATTCTATTAATGCTACTGCTACTAGTATTGTTAAGTATATAAGTAAAAAAGCTGGTATTGGTATAGGTGCCGGAAAGATCAGAGCTCTTGGAGCTAAAATAGCGGATGGTTCTGTTGTACATACAGGTCTTATTCCGTTTTTAAAATATTTTCAAAGTGCCGTTAAATCCTGTTCCCAAGGGGGTGTAAGAGGTGGAGCAGCTACTGTATATTTACCAGTATGGCATTATGAATTTGAAGATTTAGTTGTATTGAAAAATAATAAAGGTACTGATGAAACAAGAGTTCGTCACATGGATTATGCTTTTCAATTCAATAGATTAATGTACGAAAGATTATTAGAAGGTGGCAATATCACTTTCTTCGATCCTAAAGATGTACCAGAATTATATGATGCATTCTTTAGTGACCAAGATTTGTTCAAAGAGCTATATGAAATAGCCGAACGAAAAACTTCAATTAGAAAGAAAAGCTTACCAGCATTAGAAGTCTTTTCCAGATTTTTAACTGAAAGAAAAGATACTGGTCGTATCTATTTGATGAATGTCGACCATGCAAATGAGCATAGTTCTTTTGAAGAAAAGGTAGCACCAATTCACATGAGTAATTTATGTTGTGAAATAGATTTACCTACACAACCTTTAAATGCTTACGACGATCATACAGGTGAAATATCACTATGTACTTTATCAGCAATTAATTGGGGTTTAATAAATGACCCTAAAGAATTTGAAAAGTATTGTGATCTAGCTGTTCGTGGTTTAGATGAACTAATGGATTATCAAGAATATCCTATAGCAGCAGCTGAAGCAAGTACTAAGAGTCGTAGGCCTTTAGGTATTGGTATAATTAATTTAGCATACTTCTTAGCAAAGAGAGGATTGAAGTATGATGAATCAGCATATAAAATAGTAGATGAATATGCAGAGGCATGGTCTTATTATCTTATTAAGGCATCAGCTGATCTGGCAAAAGAAAAAGGTAAAATTCCTTTAAATAGTCATACAAAATATGCCAGTGGAAAGTTGCCAATTGATACATATAAGAGAGCAATAGATAATTTAATAGAGCATAAAGAGCGTCTTCCGTGGGAAGATTTGCGAAAGCAACTCAGAGAAACTGGAATTCGTAACTCAACTCTCATGGCATTAATGCCTGCTGAAACATCTGCTCAAATTAGTAATAGTACTAATGGAATAGAACCACCAAGAGCATTGGTGAGTTATAAACAAAGTAAAGACGGAGTCATGGCTCAAGTCGTACCCGGTATTTACAATTTAAAAAATAAGTATGATTTACTATGGGAGCAGAAGTCACCTGAAGGCTATTTAGGTATATGCGGGATATTACAAAAATACGTTGACCAAGGTATATCTGTTAATACTTCTTATAACCCAGAGAATTACGAAGATAACAAAATTCCTATGTCTGTGATGATACAAGATTTAGTCACGACTTATAAATATGGTATAAAACAATTATATTATTTTAACACTTATGATGGTGCTGGAGAAATGACCGACGAGGACTGCGAAAGCTGTAAAATATGAGTATATTAAAGAAAAATAAAAAATCACATTTAGTAAAGAATATGTTTTTTGATGAAGGTGTCGATGTCGCAAGATACGATCAAGTTCGATACTCGCAATTAGAAAAGATTACTGAAAAACAATTAGGTTTTTTCTGGAGACCAGAAGAAGTAGATGTGTCTAAGGATAAAAAAGACTTCGGTGAATTAACAGAACACGAACAACATATATTTACTTCAAATTTAAAAAGACAAATATTACTAGATAGTGTACAAGGTCGTGCACCTAATCTAGCATTCTTACCACACGCTTCATTACCTGAAGTAGAAAACTGGATTGAGACATGGTCATTTTTTGAAACCATACACTCAAGATCATATACACATATAATTAGAAATGTATATCCAGACCCATCTATAGTATTTGATAATATGTTAAATATAAAAGAGATACTAGATTGTGGTAAAGACATTGCAAAATATTATGACGCTTTGATTGCAAACCCTAATAAGAGAAACTTATGGATGTGTATGCAATCAGCGAATGCCTTAGAAGGAGTCAGATTTTATGTCTCATTCGCCTGCAGTTGGGCATTCGCTGAGCTCAAAAAGATGGAAGGTAATGCAAAGATAATTAAATTTATTGCACGTGATGAAAATACACACTTAGCCAGTACAACAACTATGTTAAAATTATTAAGACAAGAACCTGGCTATGAAAAGATTGCAAAAGAAACAGAACAAGAATGTGTTGATCTGTTTATGAATGTAATAGAACAAGAAAAACAATGGGCTGAATATCTATTTAGAAATGGATCCATGATTGGATTAAATGAAACTATATTAAAAGATTATGTAGAATGGATAGGTGCTAAGAGAATGAGAGCTGTCGGATTGACATGTCCATATCAAGTACCACAAATGAATCCATTACCATGGACAGAGAAATGGATTTCAGGTGGAAATGTACAAGTAGCACCACAAGAAACAGAAATAAGTTCCTATATCGTAGGTGGTGTTAAACAAGATGTCGATGAAGGAACGTTGAAAGGATTAAGTTTATGAAAGATAGTTTTTATTTAATAATTGGTATATGTGGATTTATGTATGGTATTATATCACATACCTATGCTAACCTAGAATATAAAGGATATGAAAGAGCACAAGCGTGCACAGGAGATTGTTATGTTAAATATGTTGAAGAAAATGGTACAGTGGTTGACCAACTCAGAGCCAAACAAGCTGCCGCTGCAGACGATCCATTTAGTTCCATTAGAGGACTTTGGGCGGGATGCGCAGCGTGCCATGGACAAAAAGGTCAGGGAATGGGAGCCTTTCCAGCATTGGCGGGAAAAGATAGCGAATATATATCTAACAGATTATATCAGTACCAGAATCGTGAAACCGTGGGAGCGATGAGTTCTACTATGTGGGCTCAAGCAGGTATGTTATCAGATAGTGATATTACAAACCTAAGTAAATTTATAGAGGAGACAATGAATGATTAGTATATATGGAAAAGACTTTTGTCCGTTTTGTGATAAAGCTGTAGCTCTATGTGAAAGAGAAGGTTTAGAGTTTGAATATAAAAAACTAGGCAGAGATTTTGAAAGAGAAGAATTAATGGAAACATTTCCTGGTGCTAGAACATTTCCACAAATTATCTTTAATGGCGAAAAGATCGGCGGGTATACAGAATTAGTCGAACATATCAAATGATATTAGAATGTGAATATTGTTTTAATCGTATGGTAATTAAACCAGACGAGAGAGACGTTCGCATCAATTTTTGTCCTCATTGTGGCGAACCACTTGACGACGAAGATGAGCTAGATTTCAATGAATGATTGGACTTACAAAGGTAAGAAGTTTACTCCGCCAGATGATTTCACATCCGACGATTATTATGGATTTGTCTATTGCATTACGCATCTGGGAACCGGGAAGAAATATATTGGAAAGAAGTTTTTCTGGTCCAAGAAAACATTACCTATCACAAAAACAAGGAAAAGAAGAAAAAGACTTTTAGTAGAATCAGATTGGAGAGATTACTATGGTTCTAATGTACATCTAAAAGAAGAAGTAAGTTCACATGGAAAAGATTTCTTTAATAGAGAAATATTATACCTATGTAAAACAAAAGGTGAATGCGCTTATATGGAAGCTAAAGAGCAATTCGATAGAGATGTACTTATTGACGATAAATATTATAATGGTATTATTAATTGTCGTATTGGAGCTAAGTCAGTAAAAAATTTAAAATAACAGTTTACATTTACTCAATATTGTGTTATAATAGACTATTATGGCAAAAATAATTAAGTTCCCTACTGGTGAAGATATAACTAATCAACATAGGGTTAATAAATCAGATTATGATATAATCGCAGAGAAGTCAGACGAATGTATCGCTATATCACAAGAACTACTTTCTATCATGGAAGAGTTTATCTGTACTGGTCAAGTATCAGAATATCAAGAATTAATGAACATGAACTTTAGAGACGAGGCTATGGCTGAATCACGAGATATGTTTGTTGTGGTAAATATGATAAATGCTATGTTAAATAGATACATGGGTATACCTCATAGATTTCAAAGGGACTTAGATAAAGCATATGTTAAATTAAAACTGATGCCATTAGGAGGAGACGATGGGGAAACTTAGACAATGGTTTCGTAAGTGGTTTGATAGACAAGTAGAGAAATCGATGCAACGTCAAGCTAATAAATTATTTGAAAGAGGTCAAAACGGAAAATGATATTATTAGATTATAGTCAAATAGCGTTATCGAATATTATTGTACAAAAGTTAAATGACGAATCTATGATACGTCACATGATACTGAATAGTATTAGAATGTATAATAAAAAATATAGAGATCAATATGGCCAAATGGTTATATGTGCAGATGGTATGAATACATGGAGAAAAGATTATTTTCCATTATATAAAGCACATAGAAAAAAACATAGAGAAGAGTCAGATCAAGATTGGAATGAAATATTTAGAATTCTACATCTTGTTCGTGATGAAATCAAAGAGAACTTGCCTTATAAAGTATTACACATGGACGGTGTAGAGGCAGATGATATTATTGGAAGTCTTGTATTATTTACTCAAGAGTTTGGTAATGATGAACCAATAATGATTGTATCAAGTGATAAAGACTTTATACAATTACAAAAATTTAATAATGTCAAACAATTTAGTCCAATACAAAAGAAAATGGTTACAGATGAAAACCCTAGAACCTATGCATTTAATCATATAATGAGAGGTGATGGTGGTGATGGTATACCAAATGTTTTATCTGCTGATGATACATTCGTTACTGATAAAACTCAAACACCATTGAGACAAGCTAGAATCAATGAGTGGTTAGAAAACTCAGATAATCTCAAAGAGGTTATGGACGAGAACACTTTTAGGAATTATCAAAGAAATAAAAAACTTATAGATTTGACAGAAATTCCAGAAGAGATACAAGAAAGTATTATAAATAATTATGTAGAACAACCAATCGCTATGCGTATGAAAGTTCTTAATTATTTAATTAAAAAAAGATGTAACCAATTAATTGAAGTCGTGGAGGAATTTTATAATGGTTAAACCAGCAATACACGAAATATTTGAAAAGGCTGCTAGCCTGAAAACAAAAAAAGAAAAGATAGCATATCTACAAGAAATGGGTCAATACCCTGCTTTTAAAGATATACTAAGAATTAACTTTGATTATGATGTAGTATGTTTATTGCCGGATGGTGAAACACCTTACAGAAAAGATGATGCACCAGAAGGTATGGCATACCAATCATTACACAGAGAATATAGAAGATTTACATATTTTTTTAAAGGTGGAGAAGGTATGAACTTATCACCATTAAAAAGAGAGTCAATGTGGATTGATTTATTAGAGTCATTAAGTGAGGGAGAAGCTGACTTATTGGCCAAAGCAAAAGATAGAAGGTTGAAGTATAAGGGCATCACTAGGAAACTAGTGGAAGAAGCCTTTCCTACATTATTGAAAAAATAAGGAGGTGATACCAAAACCTTTATTATGCGGGGCAGGCAACTGCCCCATTTGACATCTAATGCTAAGTGTGTTATAATATACAGTATGAATATTTTTATTTTAGATAATGACCCAGTGATCGCAGCTCAAATGCAATGTGATAAACATGTAGTCAAAATGATTGTAGAATCGGCTCAAATGCTTTCAACAGTACATCGAATGCTTGATGGTAAAATGGAAAGAAGATTATCTAAGTCAGGTAAAGTAAGAGTTCAATATTGGAAATTAAAAGATGATA